ACGTCCCTAATAGCGTAGTGGTCATAAGCCATTAAAGCAATAAGGTCGTGAAATGCTTCAAACTCGTCAATATAAACATTAGTTCCTGGGACAATATTTGTTTGTGTGAAAAGAGTTGTAGGGGTAATTGGCTGGTAGTCAATATTAAAACCAGTAGAATTGCCTGGAATATTAGAGAAAAATAAGTCTGTACCTTCTAAACAGTACTTTGTTAGGTAGTCATTCGGTACAGAATAAAGGGCTTCTCTATTTTGTACTGGAGTTAAAAACCAATTTATGTCGTCAGGTGCAATACCGTTTGAGTTTGCATAAAGACGCAAAATAACTTTTACTTTTTCGTCAACAACTGTTGGTGCCGCACCCATAATGTTAGGTCCAATAGCACCAGCATTAGCCAAGTCTAGTCTTTGTGAAGCTAAACCTGTGTATGTTGCTGTCTTTTTGTAAGCATAGTAGTCAATATTTTCAACAAACTGGCGAAAGTCTGAATAACCTAAATAAAGGTATTCAGCCACGTCTGCGTCTGTTAGGAACGTTGTGTCACTCTCGTCTGTATACTTCCTAAATAGGCTAGCCACTTGGTCAACTAACATTACATTCCTCCTTCAGCGTTGCCTTCTTGCCCAGGCAATGCTCTTAAACTATTTGCTGCTCTTACCATTTTTTCTGCTTGCATGTTATTAGCAGCTTCACCTAAAACCTGACCAGCAGCAACAGGGGACTGTTGTTTAATTGCCTCAACAGGAATTTGTTCAGCGCCAGCAGGCTTAGGAAAGCTTGGGAAAACCTTGTCTCTTAAACTTGCTTGGCCTTGACTTAGTTGCTGTTGAAACTCAACCATAGAAACAAACACGTCTGAAACATAGTCTTGTCGTTCTTGGTCTAGGTTATAGAAGTCTGGTAGTCTCATATAGTCAGAGAATACCTTAATAAATACTCCTAAGTCGTCAGTAGCATAAACTTCAACTTGTGCTCCGTCAACAGCAGCGTCAAGTATTTGCTGTGCGTGCGTCATTGCAGCCATTTTCTCTAAGGCAAATGTTGAACCAGTAGAGAAGCTAAGAGCACTTAAGGCGTCTTCCTTACTAATAAGACCCATTTGAACCATTTCTAAGACCTTTTTGTCTTTGTCGGCTGCTTGGTGTTGGAATAACGAACCAGCTTCAATAAAGACTTCAGGGTTGTCTACATAGTCTGTGTTTTTTACTTGCTTAAATACAATACCGCCATAAGCGTCAAGCATTTTAGTCATACGGCTTTTCTTATAAAAAGCTTTCATAAAGCAAAGAACAGTCTGTGCTAAGTCCTTACAAGCATATTCAATGTTGTTTTGTGTAAACACCAACTGTGAAAGGTCTTGTTCAGCAATAGCTTGAATAGCCTTACCTGACTGAATACCTACAGTTCTTTTACCTAACGAGGTAGAGTGAATACCAGAAATGTCAAGCATTTCACCTTGAATAGAGGCAACATTTGTAAACACGTACCCAGGCATAGGTGCCATACCTATTTGTTGTGGAGTACCACCAGCAGGGTTATAAAATATTTTCTCACCGGGTTGGCTTGTAATAGCATTGGGTGCTACACCAGCAGTTGTAGGAATAAGCCATTTAGGGTTGGTCATTAGGAGAGCGTTTTCCATAATAAGACCACGAGCTTTGTTGTACATAGCCTGAAGCTCAATAAGTGGGTAAATAAGGCTCATTCCCCACATTTTGTTAGGAACCGTAGTATAACGAATATGCTGAACGGGAATAACATTATTAGGTGTGCGGCCCTCAAAAAGAACAGTAGAGCCGGACATAAGAGCATAGCGGCCTCTGTCTTTTCCCTTAAGTAAATAAACTTCATAAAGTTCAACACGGTCTTCTGGAATAGGGTGAGTGTATTGCGAAGTTGTATTTGTTGCATAAGTAACTCCGTCAAGTTCTTCTGCTTTTTCAGGAAAGTCTTGTTTTAACTGTTCTTTTGTGACGTATTGTCGAACCGCAACAAAGTTACTGTCTTCCATACCTGACGAATACTTTTCAAAAAATAAGTCATATGGTGAAACGTGTTTAACCTTTATACATTCTCGTTCTGGGTCATAATATTCAAACAACCCGGCATTACCAGTAACCAATAGTGACTGAATGCACCTTTGGAGAACTTCTTTCATTTCAGACTGTTCCCACCAATAACGAATAGCAGTTTCAGAAGCTTTTGCTTTTACAATGTCTTCTGTTAAAGGTGAGGCTGGAACAATACGAATAGCAGGGTAAGCAGTAGTTAAACGAGCTACAATATTGCGGTAAATATTTAAAATAAGGTTAATAGTAACCTGTTGTTTACCTGCTTGTGCCCTGGCTGTTACATATTTAGACAAACTTCTGTCATAAGAAATGTGTTGTCTTCCTTCCAAAAAGAGTTGAGCTAGTTCCCATTTTCTTTTTTCAAGGCTCTTTTCGCTTTCGCCAGCGTCTATGTCCGCTCTTAGTTTATGCCACTTACTTTTCATTTTGAAAACGCTCCAAGAATATTAAATATTGAACTACGGTCGTCACCTGTTAGTTTTGACACGTCAATACCAGAAGACTTTATTAGGCCCTGTGCAGCTTCTAAGCTTTCTGCCCCTTCAAGAGCCCCAATAAGGTCACTTACACCTTTCATTTGAGACTTACCCTTCATAGCCGTCATAGCGCCCTGTGCGGCTGTGTTAGCGTCTTTAGTTAGTGCGCCCTTGGCAACACCACCTAAGCCCTTTACAACCATTCCTGCCTGGGGACCACCTTTTGCTGTAGCCGCCATAGCAGCTAAGTTTGTTACTGCGTCTATTAATTGTCCTTTCTTTTTATTTCCAGACATTTTTTTAGCAGCTTTCTTTCTAAGTCCCTGGTTAAATTTACCAGAACCGAATGCTTCATAAGCCATTTTATTCCTCCAAGCCGAATACGTCAGCTATACCACCAATGGTAACTAAGTTTTGTTGGTGTTCTATTTCTTGTTCTTTTTTAAGTTTAATTCTTGCTAATTGAAACTGTGTGTAAAGTATACCAAATAATACCACAGAATTGGCTATTATTGTAAATTCTAAAACTATGCTCATTAATTAACCTCACTGTTTAACATACAAAAAAGAGGGGAGCAGGACGAACCCACTCCCCTCAGTTTTTAGCTAACTTCTATTTAGAAGTCAACAGCACACAATACTGCGTTAGCATTGGGTCTATGGCAGACTACTTCGTAGTACCACTTATAGAAACCCTCGTAAGCGTCAGTAGCTCCTGAACCAGCAACACGGCTTAGAATTGAACCGTCAAGGTCAGCAAAGCCCTTCTTGTCTAGTTCAAGCAAACGCCAGTACTTAGGACATAGGAACATAATTTGACCCTTTGGTGCGTGACGAGTAACCTTCATTGGAATACCAGCGTAACCCAAGGAAGTGAAACCAGCGTCGCCATTCTTAGCACCAGTTAAGTCTTTGTAAAGGTTGGCTGCACCAACACCCTGTAGAAGACTTGTGTATTCAACACGCATAACTGGGTTCATAAGCATAATGCTAGGCTCTTCGTCAGCACGAAGAAGCATTTCGTCAAGAATTGACTGAATACTGTCTAGGTTAAGAGCGGCGTAAACGTCACCCTTGTTAACCGTAAAGGCTGTAGAAATAAGCTCGTCTTCAGTGCTACGGGCAATGGTGAAGTGACTTGGGTCATAAAGGTTACCCAAAATACCAGTTACTTCATTAACACCAGCAGACTGTTTACAACCAATGGTTGCTCTAATGGAGAAAACGTCTCCAGCCTGAATGGTTGAACCAGCTACAGCAGTACCAAGGGCAGTAATTGGACCACCGTTTGTTGTCATACTGTTCTCTGTAAGACCATATAATTCAAAGTCAACGGCAGCACCATTCACAACGTCAGTTGCTGTACGAATGTGGTTAAATGCTACACGGTTAGTACCGGGAGCGACAGGAACTACACCAGCAGTAAGCGTAATACCAGGAACCTGACCAGAATACTCAGTTGTGTAAGCATTACCGGGAGCAGCAGCACCAGCAGCGGCAGGGGCTACACCAGCTTGCTTTGTCCAAGCAAGACCGAATGTACGACCACCAGTTACGGAGGTAAAGTTACTTGTGTTGCGAACGTCAGTTACAAGCTTATTAATTTCCGCTTCAATGTAAGTAGCGAAAGAGTTAGAACCAGTTTTTGCTGAAGCAATAGCTGGGCCTGAAAGTTGGAAGCGTCCGTAAAGGAATTTTGCTTCAATAACAAGGCGTTTGTAACCCTGTGAACCAGCAGTAATACCAGCACCAGTGAGGCCGTCAAAAGTTTGAGCTTCGGACTTGAAGCCTACGCCTGAGTTACGACTAACGTGAATAGGA